ATAAAGTCAATTTTATTTTTAGGCTTGACATAATATAAAAATCTGTTTATTATATAAAACGTAAACAGTAACAAAAATGTATTGAAATACGCTATTCTGTATTTTTAAACAATAACATCGGATGTATTGAAATATACTTTTTTGTATTTCTTAAATAGTAACGCGCGGCGTAGAAAAAAGAGGGTTTAAAGCCCTCTTTTAATCCAACCACTTAGACCGCTATTCTTGTATCCAAACGTCTATTATTATGTTATCACTATCGCAATTTATGACGAATGACGTCGAATGTTCAACATCTATAGATGCTACATAAGTGCAATTATCTTGACTTTCTTCGCAAGACATACAAGTCTCACCTTGTTCATCGTAATCCTCAAAGGCTTCACATATATCTGTATCAAAATCATCTATATTCCTACCAATAAATTTTTTTAAATTGGTAAGGACACCGGCTTTTGTTATTCGTGGCTCATCTTTTTCCCAAGTCGTTTTTAATATATCGCTATCTAACACATTATATGCTTCTTCATCTTCATTAGTATATATATAATCGTTAGAATATAGAGTACAACATATTCTATCTATTTCTTTTATTTTATCTTCGCTTTCTGCGAAAAAATAGATGTCTGTTGCATATTCATACTCCACATCGCAGGGGCTATAATTTTCTTTCCCAGCTTTAACACTGTATCCGTCATTCGACAAAATAGCCGCCCCTTCTTCGTAATTTTTTCCTTTCAATTCGTTTAGACTTATCATATCGTTCTTACTTCCTTTCTTTAATTGTTTACAGTTGGTAAATCTTTCGTTTTTCCCGACGTGTTTTACTCAACAACTTCCCAGCTGCTGCCATTATCAAACTCACTAGAATATCTGTTCAACACATCTACCAGCTCCTGAAGGCTCTTAGCTTCCTTGATACCTTTCTTGTACTCTTCCCACGCCTTAAGATATTCGGCGAAGTTGTCTCCGGTATAATCTTCTTCCGTCATCTTCATTTCTGGATAATAATATTCCTTAGCTTCTTCTAAGCTCTCAAATTCAACCTCTTTGTCAAAATCATTTACTAACTTCATAGCTTTCACCTTTAACCTTTCTTATTCTTCTATTCTTTCCCAATATGCTCTTACAATTTCAATCTCTTGTTCGTCGTTAGGTTCTCCACTTAAATTACACAAAATTGTATAATTAATCAAATCCGCTTGTTCATTCTTCATTGATGAAGAGTAAAAATAATCTTCATTTTCTGCGGCAAATTCATTGTCAATAATGTTTGACTTAACCCACCTTGAGTAATTCTGTGGCGCAAGTTCTAAAAACTGATACAATTTTCTTGCTGTTGTCATTCCCTTATCATCAATTCCTAATTCAACCTCAATGGGTGTCTTGTAGTTCATATCCTGTGTATTACTTATAGTTTCTAATAACATTGTTTATTCCTCCAACTGTTGATGATTATTATTATGCCCAGAATGCTGTTAAATCATCATAGAGGAATAACTCTATAAGCTAGTGCATTTCTTATACTTTGCTAACTCCTCTTCAAGCTCACGGATTTTATTCACCGCTTCATCATATGATTTAACCATTTTGTCATATTGCCATTCTGGAATCATAATTGATTTGAAACTCATTGGTGCTGTCATAATATTTCCTCCTGTGAATAAAGCTGTAATACAGAGATTGTTTCATCTTTTGTATAATCGCTATCTATTTTTTATCGTGCTTTTGGTTATTTTATTTGTATTTTATTTTTTGTTACAATCTCTATATTGTCTGCTTGCAATCCCATTAGAAACATAGTAATATATTTATGTTCCCTGTGGAATTGGCAAGAGTAGTTGTTTATCGTGCTTGGTTACAACTACTCTTTTTCTTTAGCTAAAAGCAGATGTATTCCTCTTCTGATAGCTTCACCTTTTGTGATATCGTGCTGTTCACAATAGATTTTCAGCTTTCTTTCTGTTTCTTCATCAAGTCTGATACTAAATCTACTTGACTTCGGATTATCAGCTTTAGGTCTGCCTGCTGGTGACATAAACATCACTTCCTTTCTTGTCACACCTTTATTATATTTATGTCACACCTTATTGTCAAGCATTATTTTAAAATATTTTTTCACTAGCCAATATTCAGTTATCAATGTGCAAAAACAGGCTATGAATATTGCTACCCATAGCCTTTAGAATCATATCTTAGATACAAGAGTACTTAACTTTGTTCTAAGTAAGTTCTTCTCCTCTGCCGACATATCAGTCACCATACCTGTGATATCGCTTGCGAGTTCCTTAGTGTAGCTGTCAAGTGACTTCATCTTGTGTTCCTTATCTTCTGGTGTATTATTCTTATGCATTTCCTTAGTCTCTGTGTAGTTTCTCTTTGCCCTGTCATAGCCGCTTTCGTTCATTGGCTCTGTATAGTACATCTTGCCATAATCCCTATCCATATCCCTCATACGCTCTACTTCTGGGTACATGTGCATATAAGGCGGTTCTTCATATCCTCTGCGGTATGTTCCTTTGCCTTTTGGGGCAAATCTGCCATTCGCATAGCGATATTGGTCGTAATATCTTCTACCACTTTCTTCGCCATATTCTGCCTTAAGACTTCTTAAGAGTTCTTTATCGTACTCTTCTTCCTCTTCATCAGCCTTTTTCATAGACTTAACGATAACTGCACGATATTCAGCTTCACATAAATCCTTAATCATATCCACAGCTTCTGACATTTCCTCAACATTTACATTTTCAATGCCCTTATCAAGTTCAGATAGTGTCTTTTCGGTAAGGCACTCAACCATTTTGTGTATTCTTTCAATATGCATAACGTCAAGCCTCCCTTACTGCGATTAAGTTGCTGTTCTGCACCTCAACAGCCTGTGTAGATGTATTTTGCACCGCTACTGTACTGCAACAACCACAAGGCACATCAACGTATGCCTGCGCTGAAACGTTAAATAAATTTTGTACTGCTGCCGGAGTAACTATCATTCGTGTTGACTGTAAAGGCTCTCCGTCTACTGCAATAGCAAGTGATATAGCTCCAACTGTACCGCCTGTAGGTATCTGAATGTTTCCACTATAAGATACTAAAAATCTAGCCTTACACTGATTTGTGATACCTCTTAACTTTATAATTCCGCTTCCCTGTCTGTGGACTATACATTTGCTACCGCATACCGGTGTTTCTGTAAATGCAACATCTTCTCCGGCGGCAACTGTTTGTAATGCAATTCCTGTTATTTCCATTGTTTTACCTCTCTTTCATAAAAATAAGGGCAAACATTATAGTCTGCCCTTTGTGTTTGTAAGTAATACTGCTTAGCAGACATAATCGAGTTAAACTCAATTAAGATACTCAATTATTCATTTTTAGCAGCCGCATCCTGTATTGCAACCACATCCATAAGCATAAGCATTAGGATTAGGCACAACATAAGCTGGAATAGCCGTAGGATTTACAGAGTTGACAATCTGCTGTGTCTGTGCTGTCATTGCAGTAGTCAGAAGTGCATTCTGTCTATCCTGTGAAGCAGAAAGCTCAAGTTTCTGTACCTTATCTCTCAAATCTGCATTTTCCTTTGTACATAAGTAATCAAGAATAGCTCTTGTTCCTGCCTGCTGGCTGTCAATAATATCTCTTGTATTGTTGTTCATTGTGTTCTGTAAAGCACAAGTGTTAGTTGCTAAATTGTAATTAACTCCCTGAATAGCTTCTCTTGTCTCGCAGCAGCAGTTAGCAAGCTGTGCCTGTAATGCGTTTGTATTCTGCATATTGGCGACTGTATCAGCGTTAATAGCCTGTTGTATGCCGTAGCCTGTCTGCATGATATTTGTGTTAATACCATTAAAACCTGTGAGCATACTGTTGTTCATAGCATAAAAGCCGTCACAAAGTCCGTTAGAAATGCCATCTAACTTGCTGATAACTGCCTGATTGTCAAAACCTCTTTGTATAGCTGAATCAGTGTAGCCTGCGCCGTTGCCATTTCCACCGAAACCGCCCCAGCCGTTATTGCCCCAGCCAAAGATTAAGAGAATTACAATCCACCATGCACCATCGCCCCACATACCATCGTTATTACGATTATTGCCTGTTACTGCGGCAATATCTGCGAGACTAACTCCGTTTGAATTAAACATCTTGTTTACCTCCATTTATTTTATTAACAAATGGGATAACCGGTCATTATGTGCGCACAACCCAAAATGTCCTAATTCATCATACCCTTAATATCATTAAGGTTTATTCCTTGTGTATTCATAAAATTACTTAAAATTTGCTCTGCGCCTTGCGTGTTTCCACTGTTTATCTGATTAAGCAAGTTTTTTGCCATAGGATTTCCACGCTGTGCCGACTGTTGTAAACAATTCATTGCCATTTGCTGTGGATTCCGAATTGACTTAAGTTGATTTATAGTTTGAATTAACTGCTGATTCATTCTTCATCACCGCCCTTACTTTGAGTTCTTGATGTTTTTCTCTGTGTTCCTAAAGATTTATCAAATCTATTTTCCAACTGCCCTATTTTCTCCGATAATTCCTCAAACTTATTCAGAAATAGCTGTGTGCTTTCGTCTGATAGGGTAAATTTAGCGTTTTCTGTATTAGCCATAGAATTTACTGTCTGATTATCTTTAGGGGCTGTATAAGGCTTATACACAACCGTCTTAATTGTTCCGTCAGCATTCCAACCCTTAACATATATTTCCGACATATCCTGTTTTGGGAAAAATGCCATTGAGCCATCCATAGGCACTTCATTTGCATTAATATTTTCAACTGTCTGTACTATTCTTCCGTTAATGCCTGCTATCTGCTGTGGCATAGGCTGCTGATTCATCTGCATAGGCTGTTGTTGCAAGCTCTGCTGATAATTTTGCAAAAAGTTCATTCTATCCATATATGGATTTTGAGATTGCATATAAGAATTATTCATCATAGGCACTGCTTGATAAGGATTGTTCATTGTCTGCCTCCTCTAAAACTTCCTCGATTGCGTGGATAACAAGAGATAATGTCACTAAGTCAAGCTTTTGCAATTCTTCTTTGCTTAAGATTTTTTCTCTAACTTCATCAGAAAACATTCACACTACCTCTCTTTCTAACTTAATTTTGACATAAAAAAAGACGCTTATAGCGACACATAATAGACATGTGTACGACATATAAGCGACAATATTAAAATTATGCAATTATTAAAATGTGATAAATACGGCATTAGCACTTCCTATATGCCATGCCCATGGCATTAAGTTTCTGCTAAAAATTCTTTAATTGTATTTCAATATTTCCATTGACTATAACAATCCTATCTATTATAGTCTTAAGTATCATGTTTTTTTGTTTCTTGTCGACCTTATCCCAAATGTCGGCAAGTTTTTTTATGTTCTCATAAACAAACTCTTTTTTCTGTGTATTGATTGCACTTTTGCTTTCAGCAGCAATGTTTGATTTCATTTCTTTAATCTGCGATTCAAGCTCCTTAATCATTTCCAAGACAGTATCATTCCCATCAGCGTATAGATTATATAATCTTTTCAACTTAATCTGCTCTTTTTCAAGCTGCGATTGCATAATTTCAAGTTTTGTCGCCTTTTCCTTTGGCTTGTATGATGACAAATCAAGCGATATTTTAAGAATTTCTTCTTCTACTTGTTTCTCTATCTCGTCCGCCCATTCAAGCGAATTATTACAGCTTGCATTATAATTAGGCAGATATGAAAGTGATTTATTTCTTGAACAGCAATAAATCTTGTGCTTTTTACTGCCCCATTTTTGATAACGCATTTTGCAACCGCAAATGCCACAATAACATAATCCAGTCAGTAAATTAGGTTCGGTTATGCAGTAAGTTTTTGCTGAACACCTTGATTTTCTTAGCTCCAATCCAAGTTCAAACCTATCTTTATCAAAAACAGCTTCATGTTTGCCCTGATATATTTTACCCTTGTATGGTATCATTCCAATATTAACAACACTGGTCAAGATACTTCTAGTAACTAATTCTGATCTAAAGCCACAAATTTCCTTAATTTTCACATCTGAATAGCCGGATATGAATAATTCAAGACCTTTTCTCGCCTGTTCCGCATGTTCTGGAATAGGTATTAATATGCCTTGTTCCTTGCTGTAGGAATAACAATAAGGCAAGTTGCCTCCGCCGAACCAGTAGCCTTGTTTTACTCTTTCTAGCATACCGCCACGCATACGCAACATCATAGTATTTTTATCAAGCTGTGCAAATACAGCCATCATTTGAGTATATGCCTGTTCCATAGGACTATCATAATTCACGCTATCGTGAACACATTTAAACATGACATTATACTTTTGAAACACTTTCTCGATAAGATATATCCCATCAATCATATTTCTTGATAATCGGTCAAGCTTAAAAGCAACAACACAACTTACTCTTTTGCGGCTACAATCATTCACAAGTCTTTGAAGTTCCGGTCTATCCATATTTGTACCTGTGTAACCATCGTCAATATACCAATCTGTTATTACAAGCTCATTTTTCCTACAATAATTTTCAATGTCTCTTTTTTGGCTATCAAGTCCATTGCCCTCAACAGCCTGTTTTTCAGTAGATACTCTCATATAAGCAACACATTCCATATATTTTATCTCCTTATAATATAAATAAATGTGCCGCATTTATCACGTTCTACGGCACATTGTAACACATATTTACTTGTTGTCAATTATCTCTGCAATTATCTTTAGTAAGCTGTCTGAAAGAGTTATGTTTTCTGTTTTTACGTCTTCGCCATTTTGAGTAACCCTAATCATTTATAACCTCCAACTTACTTATTTTCTTTTTAATTTTGTTTATCTTGCGATTGACTGTTCTATCACACACGGACAGCCGCATAGCAATTTCTGTAATGCTTCTGCCTTGTGATAGTAACTTGAATATTCTCAATTCTTCTTCTGTAAAATTGGCATTTTTAATTATCTCATCAAGTTCCGGCTTAGTCAGTTCTGAAAACTTCATAAGCCAATCTCCTTATTTAAACTTAATATGTTCTATTCCTGTTTCTTCGTATAACTGATTAACAAGCTCCTCTGCTGTGAATAATCCGTCATTGTAGTTATCTATAAGTACTTTAAGCTCTTTTTGTACTTTTGTTAATCTCTGCTGTCCGAAACCGAATTTATCATGCAGCACCCATAAAATTAATATTAATGCTGATTCAAAATTTTTCTTCTGCTGTTCATTACTAATCCTATTCATCTGAACACGTAACATTTGCTCCTTAAACTTTTTCTGTTCTGACTTACTCATACATACTCCTTATTTATCAAGTATTTTGACAATTTTCTTTATTATTTTTTGTACTGAAACTTGGTTTTGAACATTTTCTTCTAAAACTTTTTGCATTTCTTTCAGAATTAAAGTGTGGATATGCATTGAGTACTCTAATTCTTGTATTCTTTGCATAATTTCATCTTTCTCTTCTTCCATTTGTTCACCGCTTTCTTAAAAATTGATTATCATACCGCCATAAATGCTTGCTATTATCATTCTTAAGGCTTTTACCCCTTTCATAGTCTGTCTGCCAGCATTTCTGACACAACTGTCCTTGCGGTCTGTCAATAGGTTCTCCACAACGATAGCACAAGTAATTTTCTTTGCGATATTCTTTTATATTCTGCCTATTTTCAATTCTTTTTCTGTGGATAGCATTATCTTTGCTCTGACATACAAAACACTTCGCTTTACCCTTAACAGCTTTAGCCTTTCCACATCTAACACATGTGCCGGTTTTCTTGCGTTCAGCGTATAAGTTTCTTGAATACCATTTAAACGCTTCGTTGTTTTGTCTTCGCTTATCATCACTTAATGGGTGATTAGCTCTATATTCAGCTTTGTTAGCCAAACATTCCGGACATATCTTTTCATCACCTACAAGTTTATTTTTGCGACATTCTGGGCAAATTTTAAACTGCCTGCAAAGTTCTCTAGTTTCTCTGCTGTAAGCCGTTTGCTTCTCCCTACATTCTTCACAATAAAAGCCTTTTCTATCAAGTGGCTTGCCACATTTAGGACACAATCCATTTTCTCGCCGGTAATTATACAATTTCTTCTGTGGACTAATTGGCGTTGTTTCCACTAAAAATCAACCTCTCATTCTGTCAATTCTATCTTGTACCTCTTTAGGTGCTTCAATATAGCCCTCTAAATCTTCTTTTTGACCGATAAGGTTGCTATTTTTGTCATTAAGTGTATTTATACCTCTTTGAAATTTTTGCTCGATTTGAGCCTTATACGAATTTGCATTCGTCTTTTCGATAAGTGATTTGATATTGTCCGGCATACGATTTATTTCATTCGCACGCTTAACAACTGTTTCATAGGTTCTTAGAAAATTTGATTGTATTACTGTTTCTATCGTCTGATAATCTGATGTCGCCCAGTTTTTAAGGTTGTCTGGCATACCAACCGCCTGCCTGACAAGTGGTGGTAGTTTGTTAAATTCTTCAACCGCCCCATATGTGCCATTCCGTAACGCTTTACTAACTAATCCCCAAGCTGTCATTCCGTCAAGTTCCTGTGGCTGTGATATAGTCTGTATTTTACCTATCAACTGTCCTATGCTTGGAGCAAATCCGCTTATATCGGAGTTGATGTATGCTTTAAGTGCGACTGACACTTGTTTATAACTGTAATTTTCCAACATCATATTCCACACATCTACTGTTTCTGATAGGTTGTTAGGCTTGTAGTTAGGGTAGCAATCACACATAATGCGGATAATTTTAACTGCTTCTTCTCTTGTCAAGTGTTACCACCCGCCTTTAATATTTTAAGTGCTTCCTCAATATGTAATGCCACAACAGTAAATCCGTCATTTCCCAGTTTTAGTATTTTACAATCTTCTTCAAGCTGTTTCACAACCTTGTCAATATCATATGGTACTGATTGTTTCTCAACTTCTCTTATAACTTCCTGTATCATTGAACAACAACCACCCCAAAAACTATCAAGTTCTAATTCACGATATTTCGCATCTGCCTCGTCATAAGTTTCATTAAGTATCAATAGTAGCTTATCTGCATTAATTAGCCTCATATTTTCTCTCCTTTACACATTATCCCAATCAATAGCACCCTTATTGAAATTCTGATTGCCTTGCTTTTCAGAAACAACATTCTGATTAAGGTAACTCTCAAACTTCGTGCCAAACAAGGTATCTGGTCTTAAATATCTTTCCCTTTCAGTTCCAAGCCATTCATTAACTTTTTTATCTATGACTGTGTAAAAATCCTGTTCAGTATATCCCTCTTTGATTCTTGCCCCGATATGTTTCTTAGTATTAGGCGTATTGTATCTATATCTGGTATTACATCTGTTATTTAAGTAACTAATAATATTTATATATATATTATTATCTATATTATCTTTCTTTTTATTTACTATATTATTATTAACAGAAACAGAATCAGATACAGTATCAGAATCAGTATCAGAAACAGATGTCTCCATAGGGTATGTATACCCTATACATATGGTATCATTTTTAATGGAATCAACCATATCATTAACATATTTTCTAAATTCATCAGATTTAATATGTTTGGCAACTCCTAAAACCCCTGCCAAGACTTTCTCTGACTTGCTCCAATTATACTTATACCAATGTAATATCAGCACTTCTTTAGTTTCTGAATCAAACTTAATAACCTTGTGTACCTTATCAAACCTTTCTAATAGCCTGATAATAGTATCTTTGTTATAGCCTGTCTGCCTTGTCATTTGCGAATAACTAACCTCATAACACCCACATATATTTGTCTGTGGATTTGTTAGCAAATATATGTAGAAATACTTGTCCTCTGGCGTAAAATCATCTTCAACCTTGTTGTCAGTCCAAAATGATAATTGAACATTTCTATATATTGCCATATTATTGCTCCTATTCTTCAAGTTCTGTCACATTGTTACCTTACTAAATCGTTGATATTAACTCTGAATCCGTCAAATTCCTTGCCTTTGCTTCTAACATAGGCAGACGTATCAAAGAACATCAAGTTACCCTCTCTGTCCGTTGCCATACTTACACTATTTCTTGTAAGGCTGCCTTTGAGTAGGTCAAGTAAAATCTGTATTTCCTGCTTTGCTTCGTCTTTCATTATTTGCCTCTCCATATTTCTTCATCAAGAATATATTGCCTGATAAATCTATCTGCGTACTGTGGGTGTATCATTGACCTCTCTGTTTTTCTTGATGTTTGGCACGTTCCCTTTACATCTGCGATAATACGTTTCTTAACATATTCAAGTGGTTCAAATACAAGATTATTTTTAGGCGCACAGCCAATAAACCAATACTGTGTAGGCTTTTTGTAATAATCTCCGTTCTTCGTGCGGTCTTTATCAACAAGCGTGGGCTGTATGCACCAATATGTAGTCAGATAATGTGGTTGCGTGTATGGATTCTCGATTACTAATTTCAATCCTTTTCTTATTGCTACAATTACCATTTTACATAATAGTACATACAACTCTGTTAGCTCATTTTGAAGCGTTATAGAATATTCCAACTTCTTTTCTGTGTTCCAGCTTTTTTGCTGAGTTGCCTGTCCTCTAAACAATAGTGGCACTCTCGCTTCAAATCTTGTACAAGGGAAAAACGCAAATATCAAATCATCAGGGCTTATCTTATCAAACAAACTCGGCTCGCCTTGGTACCCCCCCCTCTATCTCTTTAAAAAGGTCAGTAACATAGTCAGTTTCGTTAAATTCATTCTGAATATCATAGTCGTAGGCTTCAATTCCATACTTTTTGAAAGCATTCTTGAATGTTCCTGACTGTTCAAATAAACAATGCACTATCATACTGTATCTCCTATAAAATCACTTATATTCATTTGACTGTCCTTTTCAAATACAAGCATTTCATTCTTTGCACGCTCGTAAAAGTTTCTGTCAATCTCGAATCCGTATGCACTTCTGCCAAGTTCTGCGGCGGCTCTTAGTGTGCTACCGCTGCCACAACAAGGGTCAATAACTATGTCTCCCTCGTCTGTAAAAATCTCAATCAGCTTTTTAAGGACTACTACAGGCTTTTGCGCTGGATGAATTTTCGGTATATCTTTTCCGTCTTTCTCCCAAGTGAACCAATTAAAAATCATATGCCCTGTGCCTCTGATATTCTTTCCGTTTTCATCAATCTGCAAGCCGTTTCTAAACTTCGGTAACTTGTTTCGGTACAATACAAGTGCATATTCTGTAGCGCCTACGATACGCATATTCGCTTTAAGTACCTGCGGGCTGTAATTTTTACAGAATACAAGCGGTATGTAATTAACGAATCCGTGTTTCTTTGCGGCGGCAATCAATGTTGATAACTGTTCAAACGAACAAAATACAATCATACAAGGGCTATTACTGCTTCTGCCCCTTGCGATAGGCTTTGTGTCCTCTTTTTTCAACATCTTTGAACAAAAATGGAAGTATTCGTACAGATTAAAGTTAAAATCTGAATTGAAAGCCGCCTTTTTCGCAAGTTTGCTCTCTCCGTTTTTATTATCGCCGCCGTTGTACCACATAGGGTTACTTCCATAAAAGTTAGTTCCTACATTGTAAGGAACATCAGCAATGATAAGTTGTGCTGGCGGTATTGCATATTTCTTGTAATTCTGCATAGAATCACGATAAATCTCACATTTAATCTTCTTTTTATACATTCTAAATCTACCAAAAGGAAACCTCGGTTTTATGTGCGCACAACCTATTCCTTTCTTTGATTTTTAGTTAGTTACTGGGGTTTTCTGCCTGTCTGAAAATATTCGTCATAAGCGTCAACTGTATAGCGTATTTCAGTCATAGCAATATCAAGCGTTACATCTTTTTTATCCAAGGCTCTTTCTACATAATCTTTAATTCTCATCATTAAAGCCTGTGCTATTACTATATTCGTATTGTTACTCATTCTGAATCACCAACTTTCTTTCTACAATGTGTTGCTCCAAACTTAGACTTGCCAACATATTCGTAACAATCAACACATTTCCATTTGCCGCTCTTTTCCGGTGTATCTGAACATCCATAGTATCTATGATTCTCGTTCGGATAATTGTTCCAGCAATGGCAATCATAGTCTTTGCTAGTCATTTTTATCAGCTTTCTTAAAGGGAACTCCTCTAAAATGCTTATCAAGGTCTAATTCTGTTCCGTCAATGTTGCCATTTAGCTTGTTTTGGCAGTGAAACAATAGCGTTTCAAGGTCGCAAATTCTGCCGGCTCTGTATTCATCACGAATAAAATCCAAAACCCTATCTACACTTTCTATCCTGTATTCAATCTCATATTCCCTACAACTTTCAAAATAACTATTGGCAAGCTTTCTGTATTTTTCTCCCTCTGCGTATTTTTCTTTTGCCTTGTTTAAAAGTTCTTCCGCTTTTGTCATTCACTTTCACCCACTTTCAATAAATCCATAAACTTCTCATACTGTTTCTGCGACACCTTGTTATTAGCCTTATCCGCTCTCAATTCGATTTTAAGGTGCTTTTCAGCGATAGAAGATAATTCCCTCGCTAACACCTTTTTGCCTTGCTGTATGCCGTCTCTGTAGCCTTTAGAGGGCTTGAATTCATTTATCTTCTCCTTGCCCTCTCCTTGACCGCCAGCCGTCTTGTTATATCTGCACTGATAACCTCTTTTTGTGTATTCCAAAATCCAATATTGCTCCATTTCGTCAAGCTTATCTTTCGGATAGTACATAACATTCAACTTCCAACCATAAGGATTATTCTCACTATAAAATCCTCTTTTCTTGATTGATAAATCTATGTGCTGATAGCCTGTTAAGTGTGATATACTACGCTCTAAGCAATCTACGCTCTGACCGATATAAAAGTACGATATTCCGTTTTCATCGGTCCTAGTGTAGAAGTAAATGCCACTCTTGTGTTCCATATTAGGGCAAGCGTCTAAAATACGCTTTTCATTCATTTTCTTAATTGCATATATTTTTCTGTAATTAGGTTGTGCCATATCTGCTCCTAACTGGTGGTCACATAAGCAACCGCCTTTAAATTAATTAAATGGTAATCCCTCGTCTGCTACGCCATCTGGAATTGACATAAAACTGTCTGGACTAGCATTACCGCCCATAATTCCGTTACTGTTATTATTCTGCTGATTAGCACGACTTTCGCAAAATTCGTGTCTTTCAACAACACAATCATTAGTATAGACTTTCTGTCCGTCTTTGTTAGTGTAGCTGCCTGTCTGCCATCTACCCTCAACGATAATCTTAGTTCCCTGATGTAAATACTTCTCTGCAAACTCTCCATTTTTGCCAAATGCAATACAGTTAATAAAGTCTGCTGTCTGTTCGCCCTCTTTCTTAAAAGCTCTGTCAACAGCTAATGTGTATCTTGCTACTGCCATACTTCCGTTTACCGTCTGTGAATATCTAATCTCTGGTTCTCTAGTCAGCCTCCCACATAAAATTATACGATTCATAGTTATTATCTCCTTACATCTAAATTTTCCATATTTGTTGCGATTTCTTTCGCTTCTGATTGAAGCCAATCCATACAACTAACTTCTCCCTCGTATTCTTCGCCGAATGTGTTCTTAAAGGTTATAAGAAGCTCTGCTAACTCTCCATCCGACATATTCCTTATCCTGTCGGCATTGGCATGGTTTGTTTCATAATTCTGTATGTTTGCCACTTCTGTAAAAACTGTGAGCATATCAGCAAAGTATTTCAGCATACTATCTCTATCAATGTTATGCCTATCTGCCATAACACATATACTTGCTAATGTGTTAGCTACTATGTTCTGTAAATCTTCTATTTCTTTATCTGTGAGATTGCTCTGCTTATCACTCATTTTCTCCACCTCCCAATTCTTCGAAATAGAATTTTACATCGTCAGACACATGCTTAACGATTCCAAACCGTTCCGCCACTTGATAAGGTATGCTGTCACGCATAAGCCTTTTATGTATTTCTGAAAGATACTTTCGAAATCCCTCGACATCTAAAGTGGCTTTATAGTGGTTGCAGCTCCTACAAGCTGGCATGTAATTTGAAATGTCGTCTGCTCCACCTATCCTAAGCGGTGTTGCATGGTCTACCTGCATATCTTTGTAAGCTATTTCTGTACCACAGTAAGCGCAATGTCCGTTATACATGAGATATACAGATTGTCTCACTTTTTTAGGTATTGCTTTTCTTTTACTCATTACTACCTCTCAATTCTTTCAGTTTTGCTTCTGCTTCGGATTTTGTGAGGAATACTGAAATCCCCAAGTATCCGCTATGACTTTTAAGAGAGTTATCGTCGTATCGAACAACTAACAAAGGCTTTCTGCTTATATGATATGTTTCTTCTAACACAAAACCCTTTCGTACCTCAAAATCCACAATACAGTACGCTTCAGGCGGTATCTTGATTAGCTTCTTTCTTTCCTCTAAGTCCTCATAATCTTTCAGCTTAAAATACACTTTCAGCCAATATTCAGCATTATTAACCAATGTTGGTATTTCTTTATTGCTATCTGTCAATCTCTCCATTGCTGCTCCTTTCCACTTTTAATTATTTACGTCTTGATTTTATATACCCTAATTGGTTGTCCTTCGCTTTTATCGCTTTCTTGTGGGTAATATGTATTACCAATCCATTCAAATTTTAAATATACTAATTCAAAATCATTTTTTTCAATACTGCAGTTTTTAGGCAATCCATGAAAATTTTTGCTAAGTCTAAAACAAGCCTCTACATCATTGTCCTTATACCAATTCATATTTATCAAAAATTGTGTTTTATCATTACTGATACCACTATAAAAGTTTATTATTTACACCTCCAATCTGTCCAAAAGAAACCCTTGACATATAATCTCCTTTCTAAAAAGGGCACTCATTAGGATTAGCAAGTAGCCATTCCTTGTTGCGCTCTGCAACATCTACATTCGCCCCACAAGCGACTTTTTTCA